ACCGGCCACTTGCGTGCCACTAGTCGAGCCAAAGGTAAAATTACCCGTAACTCGGTTACTGTGCACACCATGGGTACCGGCGCTCCGGGTGCTGTCGTGACTTACACTAAAACAAATAGTGAGGTCCTGACAGTCCGGGCGATGGCCCTTGACGAGTATTTCGTCGACCAATTTGATAACATTGGTCTTTCGGGAAAGAATTTAGTTACCCTACCATGGGAACTAATTCCGTACTCGTTTGTGGTCGATTGGTTCCTTAACGTCGGGGATTACCTCGGCGCTATGGTTCCTCTTCCTACTGTAAAATCGCTAGGTTCTTGTCTTGTGACAACGAGGGAAATGCAGACGTTCTTTGACCCAACAGGGTCAACGGCGCCTACAGGTTTCACTCTCGATCGTCCTTGGAGCGGACAATGTTATTCCGCTTCGATGACGAAGAACCGTACGAGCATCCTTCATCCTTCCTTTGTTGTTCGGTCAGACTTTGGTCTGTCGGACTTCACAAGGTTGGCTGATGCTTCCGCACTGCTTTCGCAGAGGATGAATCGTATTTTCCGCTAATCGCGATTTTGCGGTTAGTGTATCCCATCCCAGGATTTCCCTCGGATGGTTTCTTCTATGCAGTAATGCATAGATTTCACAGGAGATGTACTCCTATGTCACTTACCGTCAATGCAGGTACGTACAACCTCGATTCTTATGTTTCAAAGGATCAAGTCGCCTATATCGGACCGGCTAAAACCGTTTCGGTAAAAGACGATGTGAAACTGTCACGGACGGCTCCCAAGCCGACCGTAACATTTTCGGGCGTTGGTCGTACCTCGGCGAAACTCACCAGAACTTTGACGCTGACTGGCTCATTGACCCCAACAGGGGATGCAATCTGCCAGATCGACGTCTCGGTCCCGGTGGGATACACCGCTGCCAACATCGACACGTTGCTGAACGATATGGGGGCCTTTCTTGCATCGGCCACCTTCAAGACACATGTGAAGAGTCAACAGATCAACTTCTAACCGTGAGGTTTTTAGAAGAGCTGTTAATTCAAACACTGCGACGCGCCGGTCGGAGAAAATCCGACTGGCTAATAGTAGTGCTCATATGTCTCCTTCTTTTGAAGGATTCGTTCTCTACCTGCAGCTAGTCCGGGATTTCCCCGGGTAGTGTTCGCGAGTAGGTGCTGGAGCTCATGATGAACCCCAGAAAGCTACGTGCTCTACGTGATGTACAGCTGAAGCTCCGAGAAAACTCATTTATGTTATATAAACGGGTTCTGCTCGGGTTGTTGTCGCACCATTATCACATACCAGGAGTTTCAAAGTTAGCTGGCTACTTGCGTAGCCAGCGCTATGATCTTCTTGTAGGTGAAGTCGACTCTTTGCTAGAACAGAAGTATTCTAGCGCGGTGATGCATTTTGCCGCGAGTCAGATAGTCAGTCTCGTGAAGAAGTATCCCTGGGATCCGAAGTCTGTGAAAACAGACCCGGAACTTGAGGCTATTAGATCGTTCAAACGAAGCGAGAGGCGTTGTTTCCTCTTGAATAGGAAGTTCGATCTCTACGGAAAATTCCGTAGTCCTCATGAATATAAGCTCTCCAAGATGCGGTCTTTCATCCGTGTAGTTATGGGTGATCGACCAAACCTTGCGCTTATACTCGACGAGGCTGACTTTGGTGCAGGCGCTTCTTTAGGTGTCCACGGAAATGCCACCCATCTGGCAGCAAAACTGCTGTCGGAAAAGTGGTCCGTTTCGCCTAGTGCCTCAGTATACGCATATTGGGCACTGATGCGCAATTATCAGACCAGGGATTTGCTCCTTGAATCTCGTAATGGCTATCAGTGTCTTGACTTCGACTTCTCTCGCGAGAAGTTTAAGTCTAAAGTGCGTATGCTGAACAATAACAAAGTTAGTTTCGTCCCCAAGACTGCAAAGACACATCGTGCCATTGCAGTCGAACCGTTGCTGAACGGGTTCCTACAAAAAGGTGTTGATCAAGTCATGCGCCACCAGCTTGACAAGATCGACATCCGATTGTCGGATCAGTTCAGAAATCAAAGAATGGCCCGTCAAGGGTCAATCGATGATACGGAAGATTCGTTCGTGACGATAGACTTGAGTCAAGCATCCGACTCAATTTCTATCGGTCTCGTTAAGGATCTTCTTCCCATTGAATGGTTCGAGCTTCTCAACTCGCTCCGTTCAACCTCGTACGAACTTAATGGTGAGTTGAAAACTTATCATAAGTTCTGTTCGATGGGAAACGGTTTCTGCTTCCCACTCGAAACGCTTGTGTTTGTCGCTTGCTGTATGGCGTGCGGTTGTGGCAAACCCGGGACCGATTTCTCGGTTTACGGGGATGACATTATCGTACGTCGTAAGCATGCAACCGAAGTCCTCGCACTCTTAAAAGTGCTCGGGTTCCGGCCAAACACAGAGAAGACCTTTTTACAAGGTCCTTTCCGCGAGTCGTGTGGCGCAGATTGGTTCAAGGGTGTGGACGTTCGTCCGTACATTCTTGATTACGCTCTGGATTCACTCCAGAATGTTTTCAAGTGGGTGAACTTGACTCGAAGAAATCCGTTAGCTACGGCGTTTTTCGAGGGCACATATGATGATGTACTATCATTAGTGCCAGAACAATTCCGATATTGGCGGCCCTATAAGGGGCAACCGGATACCGGTCTTGATTCTACAGGCTCAGAACACCTCTCGTGCCAAACATGCTTCTTCGACAGAAGAAGGATGGCATGGCGTGTTGAGGCGTTACGTCATAAGGCAATCGCCGATAAGGCTTTTGTACATGACGCCCGTCGACACGGAAGTGTCGATATGTACGCTGCACTCCGAGGTGCTCAAGCTGAGCGCTTCAGGGTACAGTACACTCTTCGTCGTAAGACGAGGACGACCATTATCCGTGAGGATAATGTGGAGGCCACGTCAACGTGGCTTCCACCAGCCCTACATGACAAGTAGGCTGGAACGCTACTAGGCCTCGCGAAAGCCGGGCCTGGCGGCGTTTGGGGTGGGCTACCTTAATTGGCTAGCTTACTTAAAAGGGAAT